AACCTTCTATTTATATACCTGGAGGCGATTTACTGTCCTCTCCTGGTAGTCGATGCACTCTGGTCCGCTATTTCGATCACTCGTGGAATCTCACCAGGCTATGTCGTAGCGATACAGTTCGACGTTATTAAAGTAAATATAACAAATAAAATTCAAATAAAAAAATATATTTCACATTTATTTTATTAAGTCAATAAATTGTATTATATTTGATAATATGAATAATGAAGGTTTAATACTTGGAGTTTTAGAATCTGTTCTTGGTAAAGGCAAGCAGTTTCCAAAAACTGGTGACTATGGATTTTATTGTCCTATATGTAATCACAAGAACCCAAAACTTATTGTTAATCTAAATACTGGAAAATATAATTGTTTTACATGTCATCCTGCCACAAAAGGACAAAATCCTGTTACTCTACTAAACAAAATAGGTGCGCCAAGCGATAAGATAGTTGAACTGAAGGGATACTTAGGATATCTTAAAAAGCAAGACGAGAGCATAATCACTACGGTTAGTTTGCCTAAAGAATTCATAAGCTTGTTAGACGATAACAATACTCTAGAAAAAAGACAAGCTCTAGCTTACGTAAAATCTAGAGGTATTACTGAAAGCGATATCATAAAATATAACATAGGATATTGCTCTAATGGTAGATATAGAAACAGAGTTATCATACCTTCTTACAACAAAAGAGGTATCGCTAACTACTTTATGGCAAGGTCTTTCGAAAAGAATCCTTCAAGAAAGTTTGACGCTCCAACATGTAACAAAGCAGAAATTATAGGATTAGAAAACACCATAAACTGGTCAGTTCCAGTTATACTTTGTGAAGGTATATTTGATGCAATTGCAATAAAAAGAAACGCAATACCATTATTTGGTAAGACAATACCAAAAGCTATAATGCTAAAACTAGCAGAATCTCAAGTAAAAACAGTGTATCTTGCATTAGACAAAGACGCTCTGAAAGAAGCGCTTAACTATTCAGAAAAGCTAGTTAACATGGGAAAAGAAGTATACCTGATTGAATTAGATGGAAAAGATCCATCAGATCTAGGATTTGAAAAGATAACGGAATTATTACACAAAGCAAGACCAATGACATTCTCAGACTTCTTGCTAAAAAAGATGATGTTGACAGCATGATTAAGAACGTATTAAATTTATCTGAAGTTAATAAGATATATCACGTTAGCGATATTCATATTAGGAATTTTAAAAGACACAAAGAATACAGAAGAGTTTTTCATCTGCTAAAAGAAAAGATTTTTTGGTCAGTAGACGATAAGTCTCTAATAGTATTGACTGGAGACATAGTTCACTCTAAAACAGACGTAACTCCTGAGCTAGTATTCGAAGTGCAAGATCTACTAAAGTCATTGGCAGATATAGCTCCAGTTTTACTTATTCCTGGAAATCACGATGCTAATCTAAATAATAACCACAGAATGGATGCCTTGACTCCAATAGTCAATGCGCTTAATCACAAGAATCTATATTACTCAGTGAACAGCGAAGTATTCAATATAGGAAATGTGACCTTCTGTCATTGGTCGGTGTTTGACGATAATTATATATGTGCTTCAGATATAGAGGCTGATTATAAGATCTGTATGTATCATGGTGCTGTACAGAATGCGCTTACTGAAGTAGGATTCAAGTTAGAAGGAGGAAAGATAACAACTAAACACTTCGATGGATTTGATATCACTCTACTTGGAGACATTCATAAGTTACAATATCTTAATGAAGAGAAAACAATAGCATACCCTGGATCGCTAATTCAACAGAATCACGGAGAGAGCTTAGATCACGGTATTCTAGTATGGAACTTAAAAGACAAATCTAGCGAATACGTTAGTATACCAAACGATACAGCATTCTATACTGTGTATGTAGAAAATGGAAAGCACGATCCCATTCCTGAAAATCTACCTACTAATTTATATCTTAGAGTTCGACATACTAATACCGATCAGATTAGACTAAAAGAGATCATTAGTGGAATTAAAAGCGAAAGAACCATAGTAGAGCAATCAATACAGAGAATAAATGGTCCACAAGAATTAAATAATCCAAGTCATAGATCAAGCAGAGTAGTAGATGTAAGAGACGAACATCAGCAAAACTCATTAATAGAGAAGTTTTTAAGTAAAAAGCATAAGCTAACTGATGATCAAAAAGAAAGCATAAGATCTATAAATGCTTATATTAATCAACAGTTACCAAAAACAGAGAGTTCAAGGAATATAGTTTGGCTGCCAAAGAAATTTGAGTTCGAAAACATGTTTAGTTACGGTAAAGATAATACTATAGACTTTACTGATATGGCTGGAACTTATGGTATATTTGCAGCAAACGCATCAGGCAAGTCTACTCTACTGGATGCTCTTAGTTATTGTGTATTTGACAAGTGCTCTAAGACGAATAGATCTTCTCAAGTGCTAAATAGCTCTTCAAATACGTTTTATTGTAAGCTAGATTTTGAGTTAGATGGCAAAAACTATGTAATAGAAAGAGATGGATTGAGAGAAAAGAATGGTAACGTTAGGGTAAAAGTTAACTTCTATTATACCGATGATTTAGGGAATAAAATCTCATTAAACGGTAAAGAAAGAAACGACACTAATGCTAGCATAAGATCTGTGTTAGGAAGCTACGAGGACTTCACTCTGACTGCCCTGAGCGCACAGGGAGCTAATTCTGGATTCATAGATATGAACCAAAAGGATAGAAAAGAGCTACTCAGTCAGTTCCTGGACATCAATGTGTTCGAAACTATGTACGACTTTGCTAACAACGAGATGAAAGATATCTCTGCAGTAATGAAACAGTACCAAAAAGTAGATCATTCTACTGAAATATCTAAAATAGATCAAGAAAAAACAGAAATAAACCAAAAAATAGACGATCTAAAGATCCAAAAAGATAATTTAATTATTGATAAGGATAGTCTAAATAAAAGAATACTTGAAGAGCACATCATGCTTCAATCAGTAAGCTCTAAAGCGATAGACGAACAGCAAGTAAGATCAGAAGTGTTGTCTCTAGAAGAAGATCTAAAGAAACAAGTTACTGAAGAAGCTATAATAGCATTAGAACATACTACTATAAAAGAACATTTAGCGACTTATAACAATACATTAGAAAGAGTACAAATAGAAGAACTAAATAAAAGACTACAATCGCTAAAAGATCTAAATAAACTTAAAAATACCGCAAATATAGAGCTTAATAAGCTTAATATTCACTTATCCCATCAAAAAGATAAACTAGATAAGTTAAATGAGTTGGAATACGACGAGAATTGTTCTTATTGTATGAATAATGTATTTGTAAAAGACGCTATTTCTACAAAACAGAGTCATGAGGATCTTATAAAACAAAAAGACACAATAGAAACAGACATCGAAATTATAGATCAGCAGATTAAAAAGCTAGGTAATGTAGAGGAGCACAAAAGAGAGTACGATGCCTTATTACAAATAATAAATGATAAAGAAAAGAAGTCATTAAAGTTACAATCAGATCTTCAGAAGGTACAAATAGATCAAACAAACATAAAACAAAAAATAAAAGACAAAGAGTCTGAGCTAGATACTTACAGAAAAGAAAAAAAGAAGATAGAACAGAACGCTCAAGTGCAATCTAGGATAGATTCTTACGAACTAGAGTATAAAACAGTAGAGAACAACCTTAAAATAGTAAGCGACGATCTTACTGAGGCTCTGATAAAAGTAAACTCCCTTAGTTCAAATAGAGACAAGTACACAAACGATCTTACTGAGTTGGTAAAGCTTCAATCCAAGTACGATGTTTATAAGTACTATAGCGAAGCAGTTCACAGAGACGGAGTTCCTCACGAATTAATATCAAATACAATACCTCAATTGCAAGATGAGATAAACGCTATACTTCAACAGCTAGTAGATTTTCAAGTAGTGCTTTATCCTGACGACAAGAATATCAATGCTTATATAGCCTACGATAACGAGAGGTACTGGCCTATAGAACTAACTTCAGGAATGGAGAAGTTTGTATCAAGTCTAGCTATAAGGTCATCTCTTATCAATATATCATCACTACCAAGACCTAATTTTATAGCGATAGATGAAGGATTCGGAGCATTAGACACAAACAACTTAGGAAGCATTGTATCTTACTTCGATCACTTAAAAAATCAATTCAAATTTATCATGATTATATCTCACATAGACTCAATGAGAGACGCTGTAGATCACCAAATAGAAATAAACAAGATAGACGGTAGATCTAACGTACAACACACAAACTAGATATTTATATGTAATAGTGTATAAACACGCATAAAATTTAAAAACGATATTTATTATCATGGCAAAGAATTCTAGCTTACTAGCAAAATCAAAATCCGATAGGAGCGTCTTTTCTGGACAAGTTATTCCAGACACTTATCAAAGTTTGAATGGACTTACAAATCCAAAAGCTTACGCTTCAACCGATAGAGACGCTTTAGCTGGAGGAGTACCACCAACACCTCCACCTACTACGACTACAACTACTACAACTAGTACGACTACTACCACTACTACATTACCATAGACGAGAATAACAAATAACAAATGATAAAAAATATCATAGCGATATATCCAGGTCGTTTTCAACCGATGGGACGCCACCACTATGATGCTTTTAAGTGGTTAGAAAAAAAGTTTGGATCTGATAAGACGTATATTGCAACCTCAGATAAGGTAGATCCTCCAAAAAGTCCTCTTAATTTTAATGAAAAAAGATCTGTCGCTAACAAGTACGGAATAACGAATCAGTTAGTTCAAGTAAAAAATCCGTACAAAGCAGAAGAGATCACATCAAAATATGATCCAGAGACTACAGCAATAGTGTTTATGGTAGGAGATAAGGATATGCAAGAGGATGCGAGATTCAAGATAGGCAAGAAAAAAGACGGAGGCGATACATACTTTCAAAAGTACGAACCCAACAAAGAATTAAAACCGTACACAGAACATGGTTATCTAGTAGTAGCTCCTCACGTTTCTTACGATATTGAAGGAATAGGTGAAATGAGTGGAACAAATATAAGAAAAGCGTTATCTAATCCAAAATCAACACCAAAACAGTTCAAAGATATTTTTGGTTGGTATGATTCTGAAATAGAGTCAATGCTTAAAAAAAAATTCGCAACCTCTATGAAAGAGGCGAAACCAATATACGAGATTATAGAAGAGAGGGTGGTCCTTTCTACTCTGATTCGTACTTTATTGGTTGAGGGAGGAAATGTATTTCAAGGAACACAAAGAATCAAACTAGCAGACATAGACAAAACGATAGACTGGTTAGAAGACAAGTCTGGTCTTTCTCTTAAAGACAGCATGCTTGGAACTACTGGCAAAAAAGCAGATAGCGGAGACCTCGATCTTGGAGTAGATAAAAATAAAATAGATCAAAATTCATTAATAAATAAGCTTACATCAAACGGAATAGATAAAGCAGACATTAAAAAGTCAGGAACTAATGTCCATGTAAAGACTCCAATAGCAGGAGATCCTAAAAATGGATTTGTACAATCAGACTTTATGTTTAACGATGATGTTGAATTTATGAAGTTCTCTATGCAAGGCGGAGCTAAGGATAGTCCTTACAAAGGAGTTCACAAGCACTTAGTATTGGCTAGTATAGCGAAAGCTCAAGGTATGAAATGGTCTTATCTTAATGGTCTAGTAGATAGAGCAACAAACAAAGTAATAAGTAAAAATCCTAGCGAAATAGCAACTAAGTTACTTGGTCAGGGAGCAAAACCTGAAGACTTAACAAGCGTAGAAGCAATCGTTAAATTTATAAAGAATAAGCCGCAGTACGAAGATTGGGTAGCACAAGCGAGACAGGATCTAGCAAAAGACGGTCTTGAACTTCCTAAAAAAGAAGATCTCAAAGAGTCCCTAAAAAAGATACAAAGATTATTCATGTTACTCGAGGCCGCATCGGCCAGAATCCAACACCCAGAAGACTTAATATATTGGGACGGATCTAAGGGCGCAGAGAAAGCTTTACAAGTAATGGATAGAGCAGCAAAAGACCCGTCAACCACATCCGTAAAATGGGACGGATCACCAGCCGTAGTGTTTGGAGTAGACGAAAACGGTAACTTTATTCTAACAGACAAGAGTGGATTCACAGCAAAAGGATACGACGGAAAAGCTAAGAGCGCTAAAGAAATAGAGACGATGTTCAAGAATAGGGCAATAAAATCTGCCGAAAAGAGCGGAACAAAACCCAATTTTGCTTTCGCAAAAAGCATGGCAAATGCCTACGATGTGTTCAAGAACTCTTGGCCAAAAGGACTCACTGGATACTTCAAAGGAGACTTATTATACCAAAGCAAACCAGAAGTTGTAGACGGAGAATACGTATTCAAACCGAATATTACTACGTACAAGATTCCTGATAATAGCGAACTAGGAAAGCAGATAACCAAAAGCGAAGTTGGAGTTATTCCTCACGTTTATCAATCCTTAGACGGCAAAGAATCAGGAGTTAAGGACGCAAAGCAGTACAAGTTCAATCCAGCAGGAGGACTCATGGTGTTCTCACCGGTGTTCCCAAAAAGTGGAGCTAAGATAGACAGTAAGTTAATGAGCGCAGCTAAATCAGCTGTCTCTAGCGCTAAATCTGCAGACAAACTGCTCGATAAAAGCAAGCTTAGTCAAGAAAAAATGAGTGATTACGCTGACATGCTATACAAGTTTACGAATTCAAAGGCCGCAAGCATGAATACGCTTAGTGCTAAAGAGTTTATTAATTTCTTGGAGAATGAGAAGACTATTAGTGATGGTAAAAAAACCAAAATGATAGAGTATTCTCAACAGAATCAGTCAGATCTAGAAAAGATATTCAATGCAGTAAAAGCTATAAACAACCTAAAGAACTCCATAATAGCTCAGTTAGATTCTCAAGATCTAGGAGTAAAAGCTTCTATAGGAGATGAATCAGGCGGCGAAGGATACGTGATATCCGATCCATCAGGACCAATAAAGTTAGTTAATCGAGGAGGATTCACTGCAGCAAATAGAGCAGTTCAAAGATAAAATTATGGAAGATCAAGAAAAATTAGCGATAGCTACAAATTTTATAAGATTTGCTAGTGATTCTTTAGGACTTGAAGAGTTACCTAAGGTATTTTTCATAAACGATAATAAGTGGAGCAGACAGATGAGGTCTTTTGGACAGTATAATCCTCAGACTTCAGAGATCCTCGTATATATTAAGAATAGGAATATGGCAGACATTCTAAGAACACTTTGCCATGAAATGGTTCATCACAAACAAAACGAAGAAGGAAGATTAAAATCAGATTCAGGTAAAACTGGATCTGAAATAGAAAACGAGGCTAATGCTCAAGCTGGAATACTACTTAGAGAATACGGACAACACAACGAAGTAATATACGAAAGCTTTAACAAAGAGTTTGATCACTACTTTGGAATTAGTCCAAAAGAATACTTACTAGAAAACGGAAAAAAGTCTTTTGCGGAAGCAGTATCTAAAGCTAAGTTAGCATATATAGAATTAAAATAATACGTTATGAATCAAGGTCAACTAAAGAAAGAATTTAAAAAGAAAGACGTGACTAGGATGAGAAACCTAATCACAGGTAAGGCCGGAGAAAAGACTCAAGTACTTACAGGTTACGAAAAAAAGGTAGAATCCCGCAAAGAGGGAGACATCTGGGAAGAGTTAGGACGTAATTGGACAATAAAAAACGGAATAAGACAAAATATAACAAAAACAGATAAGCTTAAAAGGCTTGCTGTATTTCCTATATCGTGTCCTAAGTGTAGCAAAGCAATGAAGCCCACGAATATTAATAAGCAAATGTACGCAGTTCAAGGAATGTGCTACGATTGCGTTATAGAGACCGAGCATCATATTAGAGTACAAGGAAAGTGGAGTGAATATAGAAGTGACCAACTTACTGCTAATAAGAATTCTAGTCTAAAAGATTTCGAACAAGCAGTAGAGTCATGGTATAATGAGAAAGAACAGTTCTTTACAGAAGCTGGACAACAAGAAAATTGGAGTCAAGGAGACAAGAAAAAAGCTTACGAACAGATCAAAGAGAAGATCGAAGAGATGAGAAACATAAAATTGTAAATATTTATAAAAAATTAGTATAAATGCCAGCAGTATCAGAACCACAAAGAAAATTATTTGGCGCAGCTCTAGCAGCAAAAAGAGGCGCTAAACCAATAAGTAAAAAAATCGCGAAGATCGCAAAACAAACTCCTGAAAAAGAGCTTAGCAAAATGGCTTCTAAAGATGAAGGCGTTGATGTTGGACAAGGGTTCGACAATCAAGTTGGAGACATGTATGCTGTTCAGAGACCTTACGATGGATGCGCGGCAAACAAATTGGTACACAAAGTTGATCCTTTGATGGGAATCAACGGCGCAGGAATCGATGCTTCTCAAGTATACGGAGCTTATTTGGACGAAAAAGCTGCTATGGTAATGGCAGAAAAGCTTTGCAAAGAGTTTACAGATGCTGCTGTAATGCTTGAAAAGAAAAAAGAAGTGGTAGTTGGTAGACTAAAAAAAGCTATCGACGAACTAGAAGCTAAAAGAAGTGAGTGCGTAGGCATGATAAAAGAGAATCCTAAAGAATCAGGAGCTCACAAAGAAACTATTGCTCAATTAGCTACTAAGATAGACGATCTTATGACTAAGTTAGAGAAAATAGAAAACTCTAAAAAAGAAATTAAGAAAGAAGAAGACAAGAAAAAAGATCTTAAAGAAGCTTATGAAGTGCACTTCTCAGATGGCGTAAGACAAAGCAAAAAGTTTAAAGATCCCAAATCTGCACTTACTTTCGCTAAACAGTTAATAAGTACAAATAAAAATCTACAAAATGTAGATGTATTTAATGCTGGACCAAATTTTCATTCAACAGCAGACACAGATTCAGTAATTGCTTGGTGGGGAGACGGTTCTTACATGGATAATAAATCAAAAAAAGATATTAAATTAGCATCTAAAAAAATAAAATAATGGAACCTTACGGCTTATTTATCGGAACACTAATGCAGAGTCGTAATCAGGCTCACATTTACCACCTACAGACAAACTCATTTGCAGCCCATTTGGCTTTGCAAGCTTATTACGAAGGCATAATTCCTTTTATAGACGGACTTGTTGAGTCTTATCAAGGAAAATATGGTATCTTACGTGGATACAAAATGGAAGGAATTATCAAAGAAGATGATAATGCTCTTATGTACTTCGAAGGTCTTTCTAAGTTTGTAGATATGATAAGGACTAAAGTTCCACAAGACTCTTACATTCAGAACGAGATTGACAACGTAGTTAATCTGGTTGAATCTACTAAATACAAACTTAAATTCTTGCACTAATGCATGAACTTCACGAAGGAGAATTTTGTCCTCAGTGTTTAAAAGAGTATATCTTAGAACACGTAAACGTTTTACAAGAGGCCGAGTACAAAGGACGCAAAGTTCAGTTGGGAAAGCCGATGGCTGGTGATGTTAAGAAATTTAAAGTCTACGTTAAGAACGCTAAAGGAAACGTAGTTAAAGTAAACTTCGGACAAAAAGGAGTAAAGATAAAAAAGAACAATCCTGCAAGAAGGAAAAGTTTTAGAGCGAGACACAGATGTGATACTAATCCAGGACCTCGTTGGAAAGCAAGGTATTGGTCATGTAGAAAATGGTAATATGATAAGTCTAACTGAAATAGTAAGAGAAATAATGTTGCACGAAGAGCAAATGCAATCTGATGCTTGGAAGGCAATAACTAAAACTATTGATGTTCTTAAGAAAAAAGACAAAATTTTGCTGCTAAGTTGCTCTAACAGATACAATTGGGATGATAAAGACATAGATATACCGAAATCAAAAATGATTGCGATGTATATACAAGATCAATTGCGCGATAAGTGTATATTGATTGATGTTCCTGAACTTAACATAGTAGCCTGCGAAGGCAACGTATCAAGAAAAGACGGTAACAGCTGTGGATTGCCAAAAGCTAAACTTAAAGACAAGGAAAAAAATCCTTCCGGACAACATAGGTGTTGGGCAAGTTACAATAACCCAAAAGACGAACTGTGGAAAATATCAAAAGAGCTACTCGAATCAGACGCAGTCGTGTTTTTTAGTTCTATAAGATGGGGACAGACTAACATGTACTACCAAAACTTAATTGAAAGGTTGACTTGGTTAGAAAATAGACATCACACTCTAGGTGAATCGAATATCATTAAAGATATAGAAACAGGATTCATCTGCACAGGTCAAAACTGGAACGGAGAAGTGGTAACAGATATACAGAAACAAGTTCACAAGTTTTACGGATTCAAACCAAACAACGATCTGTATTGGAACTGGCAGTATACCAAAAACGTAAATGACGAAACGCAGAAGTCTTATAAAGCTTCTTATAGTAAGTTTGAGAAAGACACAAAAATAAATAAAGATACAATATGATCAGTCTTGAAGAAATATTAGATCAAGTATTATCAGAAGCCTGCTGGGACGGATATTCACAGAAAGGACTAAAAAAGAAAGGGAATAGAATGGTTCCCAATTGCGTAAGAGTTAAAGAGGAAAAGAAAAAAGCGAAGGTAAAAGCTGCGTATTTAACTAAGGACGCCGCTGCAATGAAGAAAGAAATTAATCGAGTAAAAAAGTTAAAATCAGACGATCCATCAGCTTATGGAAAGTGGGAAGCTGACTACTCAGATAAAGCTAAGACTAAGAAATACAAGACTAAAAAGTCTGCTGCCACTTCTGCTTACGAAAAGAGATTTGGTAAAAAAGAAAGCGTAAACGAAGAAACATCAGATCAAAAAGAAATGATAGACGGAATCGTTGATATGCTTAAACAAGTCAAAGATATCGACAATCGTAAAAAAATGGTGATAGATAGACTTAAAGATTTCAAAAAAGAAGGAATTGTGGTTGATACAAAAGATTTTCTACAAAGATGCGAAATAAAAGCATAACAAAACAATGATAAATCTACTAGATATACTAAAAGAGATGTTTATTTTTGAGTACGATCCTCAAACAGAAAAAGCTTTAGCGAACAAAGCAAAATCTACTGGTATATCAAAAACTGTACTAAAAAGCGTTTACGCAAAAGGTCTAGGAGCATGGAAAACAGGCCACCGTCCAGGAGTTGGTCAACACCAATGGGCAATGGCAAGAGTAAATTCTTTTGTTACTGGTAAAGGCGGAGCTAGAAAAGCAGATAAGACTTTATGGAAAAAAGCAAGCAAATCTAAAAAGAAAAAATAATGAATAGTATTTCACAATGGCAACGTATTTTGTTGCAAGAAATAGAAGAAAAAGAACTTTCTCCTAAGCAACAAAAGATCGCAAAACTAGATCCACCGGCTGATAAGATTGATGCTGGAGACTTTGAAAAGTTGAGAGCTGGCGCTAAAATAGAAGAAGACGGAATGGATCACGAAGTTTCTATGGCTAACAACAGCATAGAGACCATCATCAAGCACGCAATGGAGCTCAAGGCTAAGTTGGGTAACGATGAGAAAGATATTCCAGCGTGGATTCAGGATCACATCACGAATGCAGCTAACTTTATAAGTCAAGCTGCTGAGAACTATCACGAGTACGGACAAGAAGAAAAACCAGAACAAGAAACAGAAGATTCACTTACATCAATAATGGAAAAAATAATAAAAAATGGACATAAATAAACTAAAAGGACACATTCCTGATGCTGTAATAGCTCAGCTTCCAGACACAATTGCAAAGTTTGAACTAAACACTCCACTAAGATTAGCTCATTTCTTGGCTCAAGCCGGCCACGAATCCGGAGGATTTAAAGCAGTCAATGAGAACTTAAACTATGGAGCTAAAGGTTTATTGGGTATATTTAAAAAGTATTTTCCTACGCCAGAAAAAGCAGCTTTGTATGAAAGAAAACCAGAAAAGATCGCTAATCTCGTTTACGGAGGTCGTATGGGCAACGGTCCTGAGGCCACTGGTGAAGGCTACAAGTATCGCGGTCGTGGTTACATTCAGCTTACTGGTAAAGATAACTATAAAGCCTTTGACTTGGTTGTTGCTGAAAATATCACAGACAATCCGGACTTAGTAGCTACGCAATACCCATTGCTTTCTGCAGCTTGGTTTTTTCACAAGAACGGACTACACAAGATCGCGGATAAAGGAGCAACAGATGCTATAGTGACAGAAGTTACAAAAAGAGTTAACGGCGGAACCATAGGATTGCCAGACAGGATAAAGCATTTCAAAGAGTACTATACTTTGCTAGCCTAGACCACAAAGATATATTTTTTTACCTTACTGATAAATGTGTAGATTCGCATAAAAAAAGATGAAAGACTTAGAAATTTTAAAAAGGATGATCTTAGAAGCAGACGAAGAAACAGTTACTGTGGATTCGGAGACTACACAAGTTAAGGAAAAACCCAAGAATGCTGCTTTTGAAAAGGATCCTATGGGATTCATACTAAAAAAGTACAGTACTTTGAATGAAATCATGACTGAGCTCATGACTAAAGATTTCAGAGAATTTGTTGACGCAATATTCTACATAGCGCCAAAGCCAACTACCTTCAAGATTCAGTTGCACAATGGACAAAGCTTTTTCATGACCTATATGAAAGAGAACATTTACGAAGCAATCATAAGTGGAAAAAGGTATTATTTAGCAGGAATCGGTGAGAAAGAAAGGTGCATGATGGCGATCGCAAGACTTCTTAGATTCGGAACTCCTTTGAAAACCAAAGGAGCAGAAGGAGCAGAAGAAGGAACAAGAGATTCAGAAAATACTGGAATGGAAGGAGATTGGGCAGAAAAAGGTGGAGCGACTGGAGGATTACCATCCGGAGGTGAAGAAGAAGTAACAGCTGGTGCAGAAGCAGGAGGTGAAGAAGAGTTGGCAGAAAACAAAAGAATTTTAGAAGGTCTATTAACAAAATCAATAGTTACAGAATTGACAATAACCCCGGATTACACAACTAAAAAAGGACCAAATCCTTATTATACTGCGAAGCCTGAAACAGACGAAAAGGTAAAATCTGTACTAAAACTATCGGGTGCTATAGTCTACAAAAATATAAGTGATATACCAAGTGGCAAAAAAGATGCATATTCAGATCCAAAAGGACCTTATCACTTCGAAGTAATGACAGTTAATGATGAAGGTAAACTAGTATCCACGAAAAAATACGTTAGTTTAGCAAAGAAGTCAGTAACCGGACACTACGGAGAAAGCAGTTCAGGATCTGGAGGAGGAGCTGCAAAAACAGCTCTTCAAGAGTCGGCTCAGTGTTTAGTTAACGCAGTTAGATATAATAAAGGATCAGAAATATCTGAAAAAGATTTAAACGATAAAAATTACGCTAAGGCTACCAAGAGAATAGACACTACATCTTCTCTAGAAGAGATGGTATCTTTTATAAAAAATGATCCTTCTTGGAGAAAGTCTCTTATAAGCACTGCAAACGGATTAGCCGTGAAGTATCCAGGCAACTTTAAATTTTATAGAGGTGCTGGTATCGCTACAGATGTTGATAGAGCCGCTAAGTCTTGTTTAAAGTACGTGCAAGGCGCTATAAACGTTAATAAGTGGAATCCTGCAGACATTTGGATGGCGACTAACGATTTAGCTATCGACGAAATACCAGTAAATACTGAAATTCAAAAGTTAAATAAGTGGATGATCTCTAAGTTTAAATCGAAACAGCTTATAGGAGTGTCTCTTAAAAAGTGTACAGGAGAGTGTAATATAGAAGTGTATAATCTTAAGCAAGTAGAGAGACCAGAAAAGTTCGAAGGTTTAGGACCAAAAGACACAAATTTCTTTAAGTCTTTAGATGTATATATTAATTACACCGGCGGTAAAGTACAGTTTAGAAACTTCTCAAACGTAACAAGTTGGCAAGGTGAAATAAAAGCTAAAGAGGCTGCAGGAGGTAAAATAGGAGGTAGATCTGTAAATAGAGCGCTAGTACAAGCTGGAAGTAACTTAGAATTCTTACCAGAACAAACAGAAGTATTAGCTGCATGTAAAGACGCAGACGAAACAGTAGTAAAAAATCTATATAACAAATATAAAAAGATCTCTTTACTAAAAAGCAAAATGAAAGAGGATGAATTTACCAAATCCTTTTTAGCGGCACCTTTAGCTAACAGAACTAGCAACTACATGAATATAGAATTGCTATACCAACTAAGTCTTATGACAGAAGAGCAAAGAGACAAGTTTGTAAGAAATCTAATAAGTCACGCCAAGTCAGAAACTAATGTATCTTCGGTGTTTGTTAAAGCATCTTAAAAACAAAAAATGAATAAAGTTTTAGCTACCATAAAGAATTGGATGCCTATTATTAAAATTATGCAGTATATTGCAGTAGTAATAGTTATATTGTATCTATCGATTCAATTACTAACTACTAAAAGAGAGATCTCTAGCGATTTTAAAGCTCAATTAGATAGCTTACAAAAAGTAACGGTAGCTCTTCAAAAACAACAAAAGTCTTACGATAGTGTTATATACTCGGAAGAAGAAAAGATTAAAGAGTTAGACTATCAGATAGATAATGTAAAAGAAAAAACTACAATAATAAAAGAATATTATCATGAACAAAGTAAAGCTGCTGATAGCTATACTCCTACTCAGCTCGACAGTTTTTTCTCAAAGCGTTACGGATACTAGTAAGTTACAACTAAGCTACCCAATAGCAAAAATGATTGTTAAAGATCTCGTCAAAGGAGATTCAGCTCTTGCGTTGCTAAAAGTAAAAGAAGACGAATTAATTCTTGTAGAAAAAAAAGTAGTGGCTAAAGACAGCATTATAAGTACGTATAAACGTAAAGAGCTTAACTATCTTAGTCAAGTTAATAATGAAACAGCTAAAGTAGAAGGTTGGCAGAAACAATATTCTGATCTTTACAAACAACACAGAAAACTAAAAGTAAAATACAGGTTCACGCAAATATTGTCTTACGCAATCGTTGGTGGACTTGGATACCTATACCTAACCAAGTAATGTCTGATCAACAAATTTCTATAAAAGATAAAGTAAAGGAAGAGTTCGTAAAGTGTGCTACGGATCCTGTTTATTTCATGAAGAAATATTACATGATCCAACATCCACAAAGAGGACGGATGCTCTTCAATCTATATCCTTTTCAAGAGAAAGTACTTAGATTGTTTCAAGCAAATAAGTTCTCTGTCATAAACAAATCAAGGCAATTAGGTATATCAACCCTTGTATCCGCATATTCCCTGTGGCTAATGTTGTTTCAAAGGGATAAGAACGTTCTTGTAATTGCGACTACTCAGTCTACTGCAAAGAACATGGTAACTAAAGTTAGATTTGCTTACCAGAATCTGCCCTCGTGGCTTAAAATACCAGCTTCTGAAGACAATAGATTAAGTCTAAGACTAAATAACGGATCACAGATTAAAGCTGTTTCTGCAGCCGGAGACGCAGCTCGTTCTGAAGCCGTAACCTTGCTAGTAATTGACGAAGCCGCGTTTATCGATAGGATCGAAGAGATCTTTACTTCTGCTCAACAAACATTGGCTACCGGTGGTGGAGCTATAGCATTATCTACTCCTAACGGTGTGGGTAATTGGTTCCATCAAACTTACACTAAAGCTCAAAAGAAAGAGAATAGCTTTTTACCTATATCTTTACCTTGGACAGTTCATCCTGAAAGAAATCAAACTTGGAGAGACCAACAAGACAAAGATCTTGGAGTAAGAAGCGCAGCTCAAGAGTGTGATTGTGACTTTGTAACTTCTGGTAATACAGTAATTCCTCCAGATGTTTTAAACTGGTACGAAGAAAATACTTTACAAGAACCAATTGAAAGACGTGGTCTAGATAAAGGATATTGGATTTGGGAATATCCCGATCCTCGAAAATTCTATACCATCGTTGCTGACGTAGCAAGAGGAGACGGAGCTGACTTTTCAGCTTTCCAAGTCTTTGAAATGGAAACTATCACTCAAGTGGCAGAGTACAAATCTCAACCAGGCACAAGAGAATACGCGCAAATCTTACTTTCTGCAGCAATGGAATACAACAACGCATTGCTTGTAGTAGAAAACGCAAGTATAGGTTGGGATGTAGTTCAATCAGTAGTAGAAAGCGGATATCAAAATGTTCACTACAGCTATAGAACGGAAATAGGAATGGACTTTCAAAAATATCTTGATAAGTATCAAGCTTCTAACTCGGCGCTAGTCCCAGGATTCTCTACAACAAGCAGAACAAAGCCTCTAGTAATAGCAAAAATGCGTGATTTAGTAGAAAACAAATTCGTAACTATAAAGTCACTAAGACTAATAGAAGAGCTTAGGGTATTTATATGGAAAAACGATTCAGGAGCGGCAATGAATGGATATAATGACGACTTAGTGATGTCTTTTGCAATAGGAATGTACCTTAGAGACACGTCTTTAAGATACAAAACAGAAGCAGATAGCTTGCTAAGAAACAGCTTAAACAACTTTACGAAGACAGATTCAGGATTCGATTTATATAACGCTAACAGTGCACTCAATAGTAATCCATGGCAGATGAATATCCCTGGACCAAATGGTCAGGAGACTCAAGATTTGCGATGGTTATTGTAAACTCACATAATTATTAATACAAATGGCAGAACAACAAAGACCACCAGAGAATTTATTTACAGCGCTAAGACGACTGTTTTCCACGGACGTGATTATACGTAACGAGGGAGGTGGTATGCTAAAAGTCATTGATACTGACAAGATACAAACTTCAGGTGTCATTCAGACTAACTCTCTTATCGATAGGTTTAACAAAGTATACACTACTTCTACCGCTTACGGTGTTAACTTGAATCTAGCACAGAACTATCGCTCTGCAAGGGTTCAAATTTATGCTGATTACGATTCTATGGATACTGATGCAATCGTAGCGTCTGCGCTCGATATCATTGCTGATGAAGCTACTCTAAAGAACGAACAAGGTGAAGTATTGCAGATTAGGTCTTCTGACGAAAACATCCAAAAGCTTCTTTATAACCTGTACTATTCGATCCTTAACGTAGAATTTAATCTCTGGTCTTGGATTAGAAACATGTGTAAGTACGGTGATTTCTTTGTTAAGATGGAAATTGCTGATGGTTACGGAGTTTACAACGTAATTCCATTCTCATCTTATAATATCGTTAGAGAAGAAGGTTATAATCCTAAAAACCCAAGCGAAGTTAGGTTTAAATACGATCCAAACGCAGCATTAACAAATACTGCTGGATACTCAAACACATTTAACGATAACGACTCAGGCATATATTTTGATAACTACGAAATGGCTCATTTCAGGCTTACTGGTGACGTTAACTATCTACCCTATGGTAGATCTTATCTAGAGCCAGCGCGCAAGCTATTTAAGCAGTATGTGCTTATAGAAGACGCTATGTTGATTCACAGGATTGTAAGAGCTCCAGAGCGTAGGATATTCTATGTAAACGTAGGAGCGATACCTCCAACAGAAGTAGAAAACTACATGCAAAGAATGATCAATAAGATGAAAAAAACTCCTCTTATCGATCCAAACACAGGTCAGTACAATTTGAAGTATAACCAACAAAACTTACTAGAGGACTTCTTTATTCCTGTTCGAGGCAACGATCAGACTACAAGAATCGACACAGCAAAAGGTCTTGAGTATAACGGAATCGAAGACGTAGCATACTTTAGAGAGAAACTTTTTGCTGCTCTTAAGATACCTAAAGCTTTCATGGGATATGAGAAAGACTTGACTGGTAAAGCTACACTAGCGGCCGAAGACATTCGTTTTGCTAGAACGGTTGAGAGGATTCAAAAGATCGCCATATCAGAGCTTACAAAGATTGGTCTTGTTCATCTATACGCAAACGGATACACAAATGAATCAGCCGCAAACTTTACAATATCTCTTACTAATCCTTCAATTATCTACGATCAAGAAAGGGTAGCCCTATTCAAAGAGAAAGTCGATCTTGCAAATCAAGCAATGGAATCTTCTCTACTACCTAGGGACTTTATTTATGATAAAATATTCCACTTCTCCGAAGATCAGTACACTGAACTAGAGGACCAGATCATAGAAGACAAAAAGAGAGCATTTAGATTTAAACAAATTGAAGAAGAAGGAAACGATCCATCAGATTCAGGTCAAGCATACGGTACTCCTCACCAATTGGCTAGTCTTTACGGCGGCAAGGGAGACATGAACTTAGAAGTTCCAACAGGATACAACGAATTGAATCCTAACGAGCCTAAAAAAGTACCAGGTCGTCCTCAAAAGTACAAATCAATAATAGGAACAGACGATTCATCATTTGGAAGAGACGCTATAGGTAAAAAAGGAATGAAGTCAAAAGAAGAAAAGGGAGAAGACTCAATGAATCTTTCTTTGGGAGTTACTAACGAAAGCACGCTTGGAGTTTACTTACAAAACAAAGTAGCATTAGAGAAACTATTTGCTAAAAGAAAAGTAAAATTATACGAACAACCAGACGTTTTAAACGAAGATAATATCATCGATAATTTAGACTAGGCCTTATATATTTATAAACAGGAATTTTTATATCCAACATGGCACTAAAACACTCTAAATTTAGAAACCCAGGCGTACTTTTCGAGCTTCTCGTGAGACAAACGACTGCTGATCTTTTGCAAAATAAGGACTCTAAAGCTGTAAAAATACTTAAAAAGTACTTTACTGAAACTGAATTATCTAGAGAATACAGTTTGTATAACTCTTTTATAAACACAGAGAAGCTTAACGAATCAAAAGCAGAACTTTTCATAAATACAATCGTAGAACAATACAAAAAACTAGACTACGAGAAGTTAAAGAAAGAAAAGTACAATTTGATTAGAGAGATCAAAAACAATTACGATCTAGACAATTTTTTTAAGGCTAAAATTGACAATTATAAGTCTTACGCGTCTATATACATCGTTTTAGAATCTCAAAATAATAAGACTAACGTTAATCAAGTTCTTAGCAGTAAGATAACAATGCTTGAACACATTTGCGGAGAAGAAGTTAAAGAAAAACCAGCTTCTACACAAATTCTAGAAGAGTTTATGAAGCAAGACAAAGAAATTAGGCTTCTTGCTTACAAAATACTAGTAGAAAAGTTCAATAAAAAATACGTTGGACTTTCTCAAGATCAAAAGGATGTGCTTAAAGAGTATATAAACAACATATCCGATACAAAGAATCTAAAAGTGTATCTTAATAAGAGACTTACAGAGATTAAATCTACTTTAGTAGAGATGTCTAATTCTGTAAAAGATCAAGTTACTTCTATAAAGCTAAAAGAAGTAGTAAAATTCATCAAACCTATACACGAGAACGAAACTATAAAGGACGAAACTGTATCAACACTGCTTCAGTACTACGATTTGATCAACGAAATTAAAAACGTAGAAACGAATGAGTAGCATGCAGTCTCACTTCAAAAGATTAATGTCAGAGAACGAAACCATCGATCAGGTGGTTTTCGCTATCACAGATCAGAAGTTAGATGATATGTTTAATGACAAGTTTGCAGACATAATTGATTTTGAAGGTCAGTATTACTCGCTAAGTATAGAAGATTTTGAAGACTTTCAAGATTTTGTATTTAGCAATCACTTTGATATGGCTGAAGATGTAAAAATAGTCGGAGAAATGGAAGAGATGTCAGTTACTGGAGGAGGCGAAGCCTATCTTCCAGGTCTTGACGTTCCAGCTAAGAAATATAAGTACGGATATACCAAAGAAGTTAGCGAAGATTCTAATTCAGGATATAAAGAAGTAAAAGGATTCAGAGCTGGACACACAAAAGACAAAGGCGGATTCCAATATAAAGATCTTTGGAACCTAAACGAAGATCAATTTAATGAATTAATATCTACAAAAGACAAAGATAAAGTAGAAAAGCTATTGACATATGTAAAAGACAAAGCTCCTGATCTTTATAGAAGGTTTTTAGGATGGATGAGCGAACCTTATCCTCACGATTATGATGAATTTGCCGCAGCAGCTGGAATAAACGAAAGAGAAGAAACTAAACAAGGCGAATTCAAAATTGGAGATAAAGTCGAAATAGTAGGAAAATGGCCTGATAAAAGCTACGGTACAGTCATTTCTTTTGATGATGACTTAGTAGCTGTTAATGTAACTAAAGGCGGAGGTTCTACTTACGAAAGGCAGATGATGATACCTCACGATCAATTAAGATTGCAAGGTAGTGAGATAAAAAAGAGAGAAAAAAAAGAAAAAGAGAAAGAAAAGAAAGAAATGGAAAAAGAACCAATAAAAGAGGGACTTAAGACCGAAATCAAAGTTAGAAGCAAAAAACAACAGTTTCAAGAGGCTACTAAGCTTGCTAACAAAAAACTAAAAGAGATAAATCACATTTTAGAGTACGCTTCAAATCTAAAATCAGATCTTAACGAGACAGAATACTCTTCATCTTCTAAAGCAATGGAAAGTATGAAGAAAAGTATAGCAGAAGCATACAAAAAAATGAAATCTTTATAAACTTAAATAGTCATGGCAAAGGCAAAAGGTTCAAGTAACGCAACGAAAATAAGTTTTGGTAAAAGAAAAAAAGGAAAATCACAAAAAAGCTTCAATAAACACGATAGATCTGAAAGGACTTATCGTGGACAAGGAAGATAAATATTTATTAGCATGACAATAGCTAAATTATACGAGAACCATAAGAACGGAAAAGTTTCAAAGCAATCCTTTCTTTACGAAGCTAGGAAAGATGACAGTCTTCCTTGGATAAGCAACTTGACTTCTTACGAAGATGCAGTTAAAATACTAAAAAACAAAGGAGTGATTAGCGAAGGCTATACTATGGCCATGATGCAACATGGTCAAGCACCTCCTGATCACGAAGGAGCAGCTTACGACAGCAATGCTGAAATAAACGAAGTAACAAAAGATAGTTCAGAAGAAGATAAAGACGCGTGGATGAATATGTTTGAAGATGAGTTATCAGCAATGTCATTATCTCCAGAAGAACACGAAAAGGCTTCTAGAGCTATGGATCACGTCGACATAGTCGATCTTTATGGAATGTTTAAACCAAAATATGCCGCAGTTGCTTTTGTTGGAGATTTAGACGACATTATATATAAAGAAAATTCACTAAACGAAGCTCACGATCTTACTACTGCTCAAATCATAGACAGATTAAACGTTTACGAATTCAAAAGAGGCGTAGAATACGAAATGGCTAAGCTTAAAGTGCTTGATAACATATCTTACGAGAAAGTTAGAGAGAAAGTTGCTAAGAAAATGGCAAAAGATCCTTTGGCTTATAGATACACTCAGCTAGCTAACGCTAAACAGATCGAAAAAGACGATAAGAGACTCTCAATGAAGCCGGTTAAAGGCGATAATTTCGTTGACAAAGACAATGAGATGAAAAAGATCAAGGGTCACGCTGACGAAAAGAAAAATACCTCTACTCCTAAGACAGAAAACAGAAAAGGAAAGCCAAAGGGCGTTAAAGAGATGAAAGGTAGTAAGAAAAAGCCTACTGGAGTTAAGGATGTAATGAAGTCCGAAACAAAAGAGACCATGATCAATGAAATGCTAAACTTTTTTAAAAAAAAAGATAGTATAAAAGAGAACGATGGCGGAACCGGTGGTGGCATCGGCGGAGCAACTCCTCAAGAAAGGACGGATTTCTATAAAGGTCACGAATGCATGACCCCAGACGGAACAGGAATCGTAATAGAAAGAAAAGGATCTATCGTAACAGTTGAATTAGAAGACGGAAATCAAAAAGATTACACGCTTAACGTATTAGACGCTGCTAAAGAGAAGCACAACCAAGCTCAAATGGATGCCGATAAAGCAGAAAGAGATCAAATGTGGGCAAATTGGGACAAAGATCAAAGCTCAGGTAAAAATCCATACGCAAAAACTTTTGGAGGAACTCTAGAATACAAACCAGAAGATATTCATACTTTACTAAAGAAGTTTAAGACTATTGTAGAGAAATTTAAGATGAAAAAAGAAGCTGTAGATGTTATAAAAGCAAAAACAGCTCAAGGCGCAGATGAAGTACTCGATACTGTTCCTGCTGGACAAGGCAACAAAGCTATACAAGATCTCAAGAAAAAAATTAGTCAAAAAGGCGGATCAGTGACATCTTTAAAAGCTACAACTGTAAAATAATATGACTAAGCAACTTCTTATAGAGCATGCAATGTTTATTCCTACCAAAAGGATAAACGAAAGCGTAAAGTCAGCAGTAGGAAACATGATTGTTTCAGGACTAGTACAAGCTTGCGATAAACCAAATGCCAATCGTAGGATATATCCTTACGACATACTACATACTCAGGTAGAGAAGTACATGCAGGGACCAATCGCTGAGAATAGAGCTTTAGGAGAATTAGATCATCCAGAATCAAGTGTTGTTAACCTTAAAAACGTTAGTCACAATATAACTAAACTTTGGTGGGAAGGAAAAGAACTCTATGGAGATATAGAAATTCTACCAACACCATCAGGGAACATATTAAAGCAGCTTTTTCAAAACAATATCACAGTTGGTATCTCTTCAAGAGCACTTGGATCGGTATCGCCTATCGGTGAAGGTCTTGTACAAGTAGAAGACGATCTTGATTTGATCTGTTGGGACTTTGTATCGCAGCCATCTACATACGGAGCGTACATGAGACCTACCTCAGGACTTAACGAATCTATCAATAGAACTATAGATAAAGAAAATAAGTACTCCAAAGCGAACAGGATGATCTCTGAGATCATTTGTAATGTATCAGGCGAGTGCTGCATAAGATAGCGTGCTACCTTTAGGATCACGTGGTTTAGCATTCTTAGACCGATGCGAAACCGTCTCAACCCCGTAAGGTTGAGTTTTTATTTTTGGTAATAAGTGAGTTTATACAAAAATACGGATATTTATTACCATAAAAATGCTTCGGTTCTATTGCGAAGCTAGAACAAAAAAATCTATATTGTCCCACTTTTCCTACCAATGGACAATTAAAAATCAAAAATTTTTTAAAAAATGGAAAACATTTACCAACAAGCAATTGCTGATGCTAAAGCTTTACGCGCGTCTGCTATGGCGAACGCAAAGTCTGCACTACAAGAAGCTTTTGAACCACAAATCAAAGAAA